GAGACGTTTGGAAGTAACCCGTCCCTGGTCGTTCAAAACCAAGAACGGCCGCTGGACCCTTGAGCCTAAGGTGCCCCGTTGGGTGCCAGAGATCGTAGCCTTGGCCGCTGAAAGCGACGGGGTGACGAAAATGGCTCAGCCCCCACAATGCAAATCTGGAGCAACCCATGGTCCCCATGAAAGCCCTCGTCGGCTTCTCCCTGGCTGACGGCTCGGCAGCCGCCGGCGCCACCTTCAACGCCAAGGATGCCAAGGCCGCTGATTGCCTGGAGGCGGCAGGCGTTGCGGAGCGGGTGAAGGTCGAGAGTAAGGCCAAGACCGAATCGACAAAGGCCAGTGCGACCACTTCCGCCTCCTGACCTGTTCGAGGTCAGCGTCGCCAATATCGACCGCTTCGTCGCAGCTCACGATCTGACGGAGTGGCTGAGCGAGGCTTTCATTGACGACGGCGGGGGCCTCACGAACGAGGATCACGCGCACCTTAGGCAGGCCAGCATCGGCACGCTCTGGACGACGGCCGCTAATTCACGTCAGGGCCGCGCCGTCATCGGCCAGGCTGAGGTGGGTTCGCCTCGCGCCATGGGCCGCTGGGCAAAGGCTCGCGCCGAGCAACAGGTCAGGGAGTGGTTCGGCCATATCCCCGACTTCATCCTGACCTTCAGCGCACCCTATGCAGCGCGAGCCACAGACGCTGAGTTCTGCGCCCTCGTAGAGCATGAGCTTTACCACTGTGGCCAAGAGCGCGACGAGTGGGGCGCCCCGAAGTTCCGAAAGAGCGGATTGCCCGCCTTCACCATGCGTGGCCACGACGTCGAAGAGTTTGTCGGTGTAGTTCGCAGATATGGCGCAGATGCCTCCGGGGTCAGGGACCTTGTAGAGGCCGCGTCCCATGAGCCGTTGATAGGCAGGGCATCGATCGCACAGGCTTGCGGGACGTGCTTGCTGAGGGCGGCCTGACCTAGACGGAGCCTTGACATCGACATGGCCAAGGAACGCCTAGCCCCAGAGGTTCAGACCTACATCGTTCAGGCGCTCGCCTGCTTCGACAGCCCCAAGACGGTAGCCGACGCGGTCAAGGCCGAGTTCGGCGTCGTCATCACCCGGCAGTTGGTCGAGACCTACGACCCGAACAAGAAGGCCAGCGGCGGCCTCGCGGCGAAGTGGGTCTCGCTGTTCGAAGAGACCCGCAAGGCCTTCCTGGAAGACACCAGCAGGATCGCCATCTCGCATCGCGCGGTCCGTCTCCGGGCGCTCCAGCGGATGGCGGAGAAGGCCGAGACCATGGGCAACATCGCCCTGGCGGCTCAGTTGTTCGAACAGGCCGCGAAGGAAGCGGGTGACAGCTACACCAACCGGCGCGAGCTGACGGGTAAGAACGGGGCGCCCCTGCCTGCGGCAGCGCCAGCCGTCGTGATGTACCAGCTACCCGACAATGGACGCGGCTGAAGCCACGGTCATCCGGCCGCAGCCGGGACCGCAAGAAACCTTCCTCGGCAGCTCGGCCGACATCGCCATATACGGCGGCGCGGCAGGCGGGGGGAAAACGTGGGCGCTGCTGATGGAGCCGCTCAGGCACATCGGCAACGAGAACTTCGGCGCGGTCTTCTTCCGACGCTCGACGGTCCAGGTCCGCAACGAGGGCGGCCTTTGGGACGAGAGCGAGAAGCTCTATCCGGTCATTGGAGCCACGCCGAAAGAGCACGTCCTGAGCTGGCAGTTTCCCTCGGCGGCGACGGTCAGCTTTGCTCACCTGGAGCACGACAAGACGGTCCTGAACTGGCAGGGCTCGCAGATCCCGCTGATCTGCTTCGACGAACTGACGCACTTCAGCCAGAAGCAGTTCTGGTACATGGTCAGCCGAAACCGCTCGATGTGCGGTGTTCGGCCCTACATCCGGGCGACCTGCAACCCCGACGCGGATAGTTGGGTCGCTGAGTTCATCTCGTGGTGGATCGACCAGGAAACGGGGCTTCCTATCGCAGAGCGCGCCGGGAAGGTGCGTTGGTTTGTCCGCATCAACGACGCGCTGATCTGGGCAGATGATCCGGTTGAGCTGGAAGAGAAGCATCCGGGCATTCCGCCCAAGTCGGCCACTTTCATTCCGGCCAAGCTGACGGACAATGCGGCCCTGATGGCTGCCGACCCCGGCTACATGGCCAACTTGCTGGCCCTGCCCAAGGTCGAGCGGGAGCGCCTGCTTGGCGGCAACTGGAAGATCAGGGCGGCGGCGGGTCTGCTGTTCAAGCGGTCGTGGGTGACCGTGGTGGATGCGGCTCCAACCGATCTGCGGATCGTTCGGGGCTGGGACCTGGCCGGAACGCCCAAGGTGGACGGCAACGACCCCGACTGGACGGCTGGCACGAAGATCGGTCAGTCCCGTTCAACAGGGCGCTACATCGTCCTGCACCACGTCAGGGAGCGGGACACGCCGCACAAGATCGAGGCGCTCATCTCGAACACCGCCTCGCAGGACGGGCGAGATGTCGAGATCAGCCTTCCGCAGGACCCCGGCCAGGCGGGCAAGGCCCAGGTCGCGACACTGATCAAGATGCTGTCGAGCTACACAGCCCGCGCCACGCCAGAGACCGGCGACAAAGAAACCCGCTTCGGCCCGTTCTCGGCGCAGTGCGAAGCCGGAAACGTCGACGTTCTCCGCGGCCCCTGGAACGAGGAATGGTTCATGGAACTGGAAGCCTTCCCGGATGCCGCGCACGATGACGATGCGGACAGCACGGCTCGGGCCTTCAATACGCTGTCGCTGGCGCCGCCGCCAGCCCGCAAGGTGAAGGTCAGCTTCTGATGGCGGTGAACGAGCGCGATCCTGCCTGGGCTGTCCATGCCGACGCCCGGAAGAAGGTCCACGACCTCCTGAGCGGTCGAGAGGATGCGCTGGGCTATGTCCGCGCGCTGCCGGGTCATGATGAGGCCACGGCGCAGCGGTTCCGAGAGGGGGCCTACTACCTGCCGGTCACGGCCCGCACAGCCGAGGCTTTCAGCGGCTTGGTCTTCGGCAAGACCCCGACGCGTTCGAACCTCGACGCTCTGGACGCCTATCTCGGCGACGTGACCGGCTCCGGCCAGGACATCGACCGCTTCGCCGAGCAGGGCTTCGACGGCATCCTGTCGACCGGCGCCGTCATGGTCCTGGTGGACTATCCCGACGCGCTGGCTGGGGCGACCAAAGCCGACGCCGAGGCCGAGGGTGTTAGGCCCACGCTGAAGCTCTACGACGCCACAGCGATCCTCGCTGCCCGCGTGCAGAAGGTGGGCGCGGCGCTGAAGCTCTCGCATATCCGGGTCGCCGAGCAGGTCGAAGAAAGGGACGAAGCTGACGAGTTCAAGCTGACGCAAGTCGGTCAGGCCCGTGTCCTGGATCTGGATGAGGCTGGCTTCTACCGGCAGCGCATCTTCCGTCAGATCAAGGGCCAATGGGCGCAGTTCGGTGAGACGGTCGAGCCCAAGCGCCAGAACGCCCGGCTGAACGTCATCCCGGCTTTCTTCAGCAACCCGCGTGACGGCGAGCCCAGCCCGGCCCGCCCGCCGCTGGACGACATCGCGGAGATCAGCGTCGCGCACCTGAACAACTCGGCCGCTCTGGAATGGGCACTGCTTTGGACGGCAAACCCGACGCCGATCTTCAAGGGGCTCGCCCTTGGCGATGATGAGGAGATCAAGCTGGGTTCGTCCGAGGGCATTGCAGTGTCCGCCGATGGCGACGCCAAGTTCATGGAGTTCACCGGTTCCGGCCTGTCGGAATTGCGTCTGGCGCTGGAAGCCAAGCGGAAGGACGCGGCCCTGATGGGCGCCCGGATGCTGCTGGAGACCGGTCGGGCGGCTATTGCGGCAGAGACGGCGCGGATCGAGAGGGCCGGGGAAACTTCCGTCGTCTCCGGCATCGCCAATGCGCTGTCGGACTGCCTGACGAAGGCGCTGACCTTCATGGCCGATTGGGCTGGCGTGTCGAGCGAAGGCATCCAGTACTGGCTCAACACGGATTTGAACCCTGCCGGCCTCTCTGCACAGGAGCTGACGGCGTTGCTGGCCGCCTGGCAGTCGGGTGCGATCACGCTGGAAGACCTGTTCGAGAACCTGCAGCGTGCTGAGATCGTGGACCCGGCGAAGAGCTTTGAGGATCACCGGGAGGCGCTGGACGAAGAAGGCGAAGGCCTCGGGACCGTGAAGGACGACGCGGCATGACGAAGGCTCGGGCGCGCGACGCCGCTGTCATCTGGTGTGATCGGGGCTGGCAGCCGGTCTATTTCGGCTTCTGCCCTTCTCGGAAGGCCTGGAGCCGCGAAATGCGGAAGATGGGCTGCAGGGAGCCGTATCCAGCCAACGACGGCTGCGCCACGACCTTCACGCAGAAGGACGGCAAGGTCTGCATCATCGTGACGCTGGGCAAGGCGCAGAACGCCGAGGGCCGCACCCGCGTCGAGATCGCAGGCCTGCTTTGCCACGAGGCTGCGCACATCTGGCAAGAGGTGCGCAAGGTCATGGGCGAGAAGGAGCCTTCCATCGAGTTCGAGGCCTATGCGATGCAGGCCATCTTCCAAGGGCTCTATCAGGCGTGGCTGGACACCGTTGCGCCCGACGAAATGCTGGCTCGGGGCGCTAAGCGGGAAGCCGCCTGATGGCCTCGCCCGCCGAGCGCCTGATCGACGAGGCGGTCAAGCACCGCATAGCCCTCTCACGGTATTCGACGGCCACCGTCCGCAGGGTCATCGCCCTGCTGAACCGCACCGATCAGCGACTGGTCGAGCGCATCCTTCGGGCCGACAACGAGGGCCGAGACCCCATTCAACTGGAGCGCCTGCTGGAAGAGGTTCGGGCGCTTCAGTCCGATGGCTGGACCGTCCTGCGTGGTCGGCTCAACGAGGACGTGGCGGCCCTGGCGGACGTCGAGCGGCTGTTCACTGAGCGCATGGTGCACTTCGGCCAGCGATCGGTTGGCCTAGCCACGGTCACGAACGCACCGACAGCGGCCCAAGTGGTGGCGGCTGTGAATGCCAGACCCTTTCAAGGCCGGTTCCTGCGCGGCTGGATGGACGAAGCAGAGTCGGGGGCCGCCAAGCGGGTCAGGGAGACGCTGAGGCAGGGGTTTGTCGAAGGTCGGTCGGTCACCGCACTGGTCCGCGAGATCCGAGGGACGCGTGCGCTCCAGTACAAGGACGGGGTGCTCGAGATCAGCCGGCGCGGCGCTGAGGCGATGGTTCGCACGGCCTTGACGCATACGGCCGCCGTCGCATCGAAAGAGACCTACTCGGCCCTCGGCGTCGATCAGGCCCGCTTCATCGCCACGCTGGACGCGCGGACGACCATCACCTGCGGCGCGCTGCACAACTCGGTGCATCCGCTGGAGAGCTTTCCTTGGCCGCCCCGGCACGTGAACTGCCGATCGACAACGGCACCTGTCATCAAAGGACTGCCGCCCATCGAGGCGCCCTCCTATTCGGATTGGCTGATGCGCCAGCCGGTAGAGGTTCAGAACGAGGTCTTGGGCGTCCGAAAGGCCCAGCTATTCCGGTCGGGCAAGCTGACGCTTGATCGGTTCGTCGACAGCAAGGGTCGCATCCTCACGCTGGAGGAACTGAAGATGCGTGACGCGGCGGCGTTCGAGGGCCTATAGTTTTGGGGTGAGCACGCCTTTCAAGGTCATCGACGGGACGCCGGAGCCGGAAGGCCCGCTGAAGCGCATGAAGGCGTCGGTTCCTGACACGCCAATTGTCCGCTGCCCTCGCTGTACAGGCCTTGCGATGATCGAGGTCAAGCTCGGCTTGGTCTGGAAGAACGGAAAACCGGCGGGCGGCAAGAAGCAGATCGTCTGCGGAACCTGTCTGGCGCGCGGTGATCATGTCGTCGTCGCCTGAATAACTAGGCTAGTCCGTCGGATTGGACCTGGGCTGGCCGCCAGCCTGTAGGAATTCCCGGATCAGGCCTCGGGCGGCGGCATCAATGGCTTCTGCATCATCGTCGGTACCGGTGAGGTCGTGCACCTCTTGGTGCTCAACGAAAGCTTCGTAGCCTGTCACAACCGCGCTGTTGTCGTCGAAGATCCGGACGATCCACCGGGCAGTGCTCTGGTCGTATTCGGTGCGTGCCCAATAGCGATCTGGGCCGCAATTGAACTCGATGGCGTCTAGGTCCGTCACAGGTCTGGTCTCCCGATTTCCCCTTTCCGCAACACCCCGTTGCCGAAATCGCTCCGTGCAGAGCCGGAGCATCCACCAGGGCGTGAGCTGAGCAGCGCCCCCTCTGTCCGCTGAGCGGGAGGAACTACCCACCATGAACACCACCAAGAACCGCCTTATGGGCGGCGGCTCCGTGCTGCCTGCCATCGGCCGTATGACGCCGCGCGAACGCGCCATGGGCCGCTATCTGCGCGGGCCTGACGATCACCCGCCTGCTGACCCCGGCGCGGGCGACGACGATGAACCCAGGCCCATCGACCCGGCGGCCCATGCCGCTCTCGCCTCGGCCCATGAGCGCCTGAAAAAAGACGCCAAGGCCGACCGCGACGCGCTGAGGGAGATGAAGGAGCGCCTGGACGCCATCGAGGCCGAAAAGGAACAAGCCGAGGCTGACAAGGCGAAGGCCAGCGGCGACGTCGAAGCCGTCCGCACCCAACTCGAGACCAAGCACGGCCGCGAGCTGAAAGCCGCCACCGACCGCGCCGAGAAGGCCGAACGTCAGGTCGAGAAGCTGGTCATCGACAACGGCCTGTCCGCGGCTTTGGACGAGGCTCGCGTGAAGCCTGAACTGAAGCGCGCCGCCGCCGCCCTGCTGCGCGAAGGCGTCGAACTGAAGGACGATGACGGCGAGCCCGTTGCCTACAAGGGCGGTCTTCCGTTGGCCGAAGCCATCAAGCTCTGGGCCGAAGGCGACGAGGGCAAGCCGTTCGTTCTGGCCGGCAACAGCGGCGGCGGCGCCCCCGGCGGCGGCAAAGGCACCCACCCCGGCCCCAACCCCTGGAAGCAAGGCCCGTCCTTCTCCCTCACCGAACAGGATCGCATCGCCCGGGACAAACCGGACCTGGCGAAGCGCCTGATGGCCGAAGCCGAGGCGGCTTAACCCTCGGCGCTCCCTGAAGCGCGCGCCTCTGACGGCCGCGTCTGATCCCACCGAAAGGAAACGACATGGCCGTCACTCGGCTTTCCGATCTCGTCTTCGGCGAGAACTTCAACACCTACACCGTCGAGCGATCGACGCGCCGCAACGCCTTCGTGGCCGCCGGCGTCATGGTCGTCGACCCGGCCATCGCCGCCTTCATGACGGGCCAGGGCTTCCTGGTGAACATGCCGCACTTCAAGCGTCTGGCGAACGATGAGCCGAACGCGTCTTCGGACAACCCGGCCGACGTCGCCGTGCCGAAGAAGATCGGCACCGGCAACGAGATCGCCCGCAAGCTGATGCGCAACCAGGGCTGGTCTTCGGCTGACCTGACTGCGGCCTTCATCGCCCGCGACCCGCTGGACGCCATTTCGAGCCAGATCGCGGACTATTGGGCGGGCGTGAACCAGACGACCTTGCTCAAGATCTGCCAGGGCATCTTGGCTGACAACATCGCCAATGACGGCGGGGACATGGTCAAGAACGTCGCCACCGACGCCACCGGCGATCCCGTCGACGGGGAGCTGTTCGGCTCGGACGTGCTGATCGACGCCGCCCAGACCATGGGTGACGCCAAGGGCTCGCTTCGCGCTATCGCGGTTCACTCCGTCATCCACGCCCGGATGCAGAAGATCGGCGCCCTGGTCGAGAACTACGACCCGGAAACCGGCCGCCTGCTGTACGAGTCCTTCCAGGGCAAGCGCGTCATCATCGACGACGACATGCCCGTGGTTCAAGGCACGAACCGGAAAACCTACACGTCGATTCTGTTCGGGGATGCGTCTTTTCGCTCGGGTCTTGGTACGCCGAAGACCCCGAACGCCGTCTCGCGCGAAGAGGCCGAGGGCAACGGTGAAGGCGTCGAGACGCTGTGGAACCGCCGCCACGAGGTCATCCACCCGACCGGCTTCGCTGTGGCCGGCACGCAGATCAGCAGCAACGCCACTCCGAGCTATTCAGCTCTGGCCACGGCGTCGAACTGGAACCGCGTGTTCGACCGCAAGAACATTCCGCTGGCGTTCATCCAGACCAACGGCTGATCGACTTCACAACCTGAACCTGACGGCCGCCTCGTGCGGCCTTTTTCATGGAAGGAGACGGCCGATGGCCGACACCGACAAGAACGTCCCGATCAGCGCCCCGCTGGACGGGCAGATCGCGCTCACTGCGCACAACAACGGCAACGGCACCTGGGCCGTGAAGCGCGGCCCCGATGGTCCGATCCTCAAGGACGGTCTGGCCCGCGAAGAAGCCCTCGCTATCGTCGGCGCACCAACCGGCCCGCATGAGCCGGACACCGTCGAAGAAGAGACCGCCGCGCAGAAGCGTTCGGCTCTGGAGAAAAAGGAGGCCAAGCGCGAGGCCACCGAAATCTTCCAGTCCGACGCCGAAGCCGGGGAGCCTTCGAAGGTGGCCAACAGCGACCTGCAGAAGGCCAATGACGAGAACGCGGACCTGCGTCGCTCCATCGCCTCCAAGGACGAGGAAATCCGGCAGCTGCAGGATCAGGTCGCAAAGTTCGATCCCGATGGTGACGGCAAGGTCGGTGGCGGCGCCACCAAGGCTGTTTCCAAGACGGCCGGCGAAGGCCCGTCGAAGCCCAAGAACGGCGACGCCTGATGCTGATCGTCGAGAATGGAGTGGTAAGCTGGCCTTCGGGTCCGCTCGCTACAGTCGAACAGGCTGACGCTTACGCTCAGGCTCGGGGCTGGTCCGATTGGGCTGCCCTGACGCCTGAGCGGAAGAGCAGCGCCATTCTCGACGCATCGGCCTACGTGCGGGCCTCCTACCGGCCCCCGGCGAAGGTGAGTGCCGCGGTTGAGGAGCAGGTCAGCGAAGCCGTCATCGAGGCCGCCCGGCTGTCTCTGACCTCGCCCCTGATCGGCGGCGACAAGGCGGCTCAGGCGGCGCGGAAGTCGGTGAAGGCCGGATCCGTCGCCGTCGAATATGAAACGTCATCTGCGGAAAGCCGCAGTACGGCGCGGCTGGCTCTGGTGGCGGGCCTGCTTCGCTACGCGGGCGCCTATCCGATCGGCTCCGGCGTCAACGTCCGGCTTGCCAAGTCATGAGCATCCTCGACGATCTGCCCGACGCTATCGCCGAGGCGCTGGACGACGTGTTTCGCGACGGCGTGCTGAAGGTGCCGGGCGAGCCGACCTCGGACGGGCAGGGCGGCTGGATACCCGGAGCCCCGACATCACATCCCTGCAAGGCGCTGGTCGATGACTACAGCGACATGCGGCGGGCAACGGCGGGCATACCTGCCCACGACCGAAAGATCATCATCCTGGCGGCCAGTCTGAGCATTGCTCCGGCTGTCGGGCATACCATCAACGCTGAGGGCAAGGACTGGCAGATCGTCGCCCTGACCCGTGATCCGGCTAAAGCGACCTGGGAGGCACAGGGGCGCTGATGGCCACCGTCACGATCAACCTCGCCGCCCTGGAGCGCATCGTTGAAGAGAAGGCCGTTGCGGGCATCCAGCGCGCCGCTCTGGCGGGGGAAGCGATCACCAAGGCCAACCTATCGCGCCCCGGCTCCGGCCGCATCTACGGGAAGCACCAAGCCTCGGCCCCCGGCGAGCCGCCCGCCGTCGACACCGGACGCCTGCGCAACGCCACCCAAGCCGACACGCAGGTCCGCAGGGATGGCGACGACATCGTCGGCCGAGTGGTGGCGAACACAGAATATGCGCACGCCTTGGAGGTCGGGACCGAGCGGATCGCCCCGCGCCCCTTCCTCGGCCTGCTGGCCACCGACCATACCGACGACCTGCGGGACGCCTTTGTCGCGGGAGCAAGCGATTGAACTCCACCGCCACGATCTTCGCCCGCCTGGCCTCCGTCGCTCCGTCTCTGGCCACCTGGAACAACGCACCGGCCATCTTCAACGAGACGGCGCCGGACGACTTCCTCGACCAGGAGCCGAAGCCGTCAAAGCCGTTCCTCATCATCGCCGTGCCGACCTCTGACGTGGCGATGGAGACCTTCACCGAGACCGGCCGACTGATCGTGCAGGACGTGCGCGGGTATCAGCGCCGGACCGGCTCAGCGGCTGGGCTCGACGCTTTGATGCGCCAGGTCCGCGACCTCTTCCACAACCGCCCCGGCGACCTCGTCGTCACAAGCGGCAAATGCGACGTGGCCCGCGTCACCGGCCCAGTCCAGGCCCCGACCTCGGACGAGGCCTACACCGGCCGCCGCGTCACGATCCGATTGGACCTCGTCCGAGACTGACAATGGAGGACGCTATGCAGACCCACGAGTACGTCGTGCTGGACGACCAGATCCGTGTGGCCGTTATCCACGAGCGGTCTGCCGATGGCTCGCCCAAGGTGGCGACCCTGTACCGCAATCTGGATGATCTGGCCGCTGGGGTTATCCTGCAGTTGCGGGCCG